TCTGTGCCCTCAGTCAGAGCCTCACCTGCTTCTGCCCCAAAGAAATTATTGCGAATACCTGTGGTGACCGCTGTTCCTGCGTTATATCCCACTGCTACGTTATAGGTATTACCGTCTTTGTTTTGAGTCGTAAGTGCATTACTACCAACAGCAACTGCACGACTGCCAGTATCTTCAGCATCCAATGCGGCATAGCCTATTGCAACATTATCATCACCCGTTGTAATCGCTGTACCCGCAGCACTACCGATGGCTACATTGTTTGCTGCACCAGACTCAATACTATCCAGTGCAGTATCACCCACTGCTACGTTGTTTGTGCCTGTGGGGAGGTTACCTAATAGGCCACCTGTAACTTTTGTTAAAGCCATTAGTTATTCTCCAGTTGTTCAATTCGTGCGGTAAGTGCAGTAATTGTTTCTTGTTGTTCTTGGATGGCTTTGACAAGTGATGGAATCATGTCACCCATCTTCAAACCTAGTTTGGTTTCTTCGCTATCGTATTTGTAGTCATGCACAAGCTCTGGAAGCACTGTTTCAACTTCTTGAGCCACAAAACCCATGATGTCGTTACCGTCACCGTTCTTCCAATCAAACCTGCGGGGCTGTAAAGCAAGGATCGCTTCCAAGCCTCTATCTAAATCACGGATGTTTTCTTTAAGAGATACATCAGATATGCCTAGTATTGATTGAGAAGTTGAATTTATCTGTCCGCTATATTGAACATAAAATCTAAACGATCCATTCGCGTGCATTGAATAGCCTTCGCCGGATGTGGCGCTACTCCCTATTACAAAAACCCTGCCCTGCGTCCCATCTTTTTTAATTTTGACACCATCACCAGAGTCTTGTGCTGCATTTGTAGTCCCCACAAGCAAGTTGCCGCTTGCATCTAGGCGCATGGCTTCTGAAACAGTACCGGCATTGGGGGATACGCCGAACGTAAGGTATCCGCCTCCAGACGTGTTTGCAGCAAACGACTGGATATTTGTAGCGACTCGTGCGCCTGACCCTGTCGCATCAGAATTAAAGAACTCAATTGCGCCTATTCCTTGATTGGAGGACATCGTCACGTCTGGATTTGTAAGGCGTAAGATTGGCCCAGCTGTGCCATTACCCGTGTTTGCTATCTCAAGGGTCGTTGATGGACTAGTACCAATACCAACGTTGCCTTCCGCCGTCACTATGAGTTTTTGATTGTTAGCTGGCGAAACTACAAAATCATCGCTTACGAAGCCTATGAAATTGTTTGTTTCTGCTGAGTTCTTAAATTGCAAGTATTGATAGCTGGTCGTGCTTTCAAGAAGCGCGTTCAGCCCATTAGTAGTCTGAACAGTCAACCCATCCGCCGTGACCGTACCCGTTACGTCTAAAGCACCGGGAGTCACAAGATCACCAGACAGCTTCGCAGATGTAACACTACCGTCCGTTGGCGTATTAATATCCAACTGGTTCATCGTCATTACTTCTACGGCTGATCCGTTAGGTGGTGCCGCAGAGAACGTCAGGGTCGTGCCTGAGATGCTGTAGGTGTCTTTGTTCTGATAAACGCCGTCTATGTATACCTGTGTGTTGTTTTCGTTCACAGGGGCCAGAGAGAGCGTCAGAGTAGTATCTGATCCGTCACCCGTCATCGTGTCAGAGTTCAGGTTCGTGCCCGAAATGGCGGAAACAACAGAATAAATCAGGATGTCATTACCGTTAGCAGGAGCAGCACTAAACGTAAGCGTAGTTGCGCCGCCAGCAGTAGCGATACTGTAGGCATCTTGTTGTTGGAAAACACCTTCGATAAACACAAGCAGGTTATCTTCAGACACTACAACCTGAGAAAGCGCGTATGCGGTAGTAGACCCGTCACCCGTGTAGCTATCTGTAGCAAACGCATTAGCACCGCCACCGCCACCAATCTGGCCCCAGTCGTCCGTATAGCCTTCAAACTGCTCAAGCGTGGTGTTGTAGCGGAAATGCCCTGCCGCGCCCGTAGGACGTTGTGCAGTGGTTCCTACAGGCACATGGAAAGCATCTGTAGCGGAACCTGCATCCAGCGATACAGCCGGTGAAGCGTTTAATACACCTACACGATTGTTTGTAGAATCTACCTTCAGCGTATTCGTATCGACAGTAAGGTCGCCAGATACAGCTAGTGAAGTCAGCGTACCTACGCTTGTAATGTTTGCTTGGGCGGCTGTTATTACCGTACCCGTCAAATCGCCCGTTACATCACCAGTCATGACGCCTGTAACAGTTACGCCGCCAGAAGTGACTTCTAATTTTGTTGCGCCACCCGTTTGTAGCTGTAAGTTACCTGTACCGCCATCGTTAATTATGGAGTTACTGGCGTTATGGAAAATTTCTAAGTCTCCACCCGCACCAAAAATAGCTTTTGCACTATCAGCGAACTCAAGTGCGGAGTCTGAGCTGTCCCAAACTACGTTATAGGACGCACCGGTAAGGGTGAGGTCATCACCCGAAGACATGACAAGCCCAGTACCACCTGACGTATTACCAGCAACAAGCGTTTCAGCCAGAGTATCTGTTACGCCCGGATCAACCAAAGCAAGCGCATCTACAACTGCTGCGGCAGCGCCTGCGCCATCTAGGTACACAACCGTAGTTCGACCATTAGAGATGGTGACATTTGCACCGCTACCCTGACTAATTGTAATGCTCTGTGAACCGGTAGTCGCGTTTTCGATGAACATGACGCGAGAAATCGTATTTGGTGCAACAGTAAGGGTTCTAGTGGCTGTAAGCGTAGCTGAAGAAGTAACCTTGAAGTACATGGCCCGTGCGGGGTCAGAAACACCGTCTGCGACCGTAGTCGTGGCATCAGCGTCTGAGCTAAAGCAATCTTGGGTGTTGTAGCCTAGAGCTTCACCGATCAACTCAAGGTTAGTATTTGTACTCGTGCCCCAAGTGCCCGATTCATCACCAGTGGTGATCTCTTTTAAGCGTAGGTCATTAACGTAAGTTGCCATCTAAGCTACCTCATCCCAATTAGGGTTTTGACTGTCTGCGACCGGAGACCATCCGGGAGGCTGACTATCATTTATACTACTCCAATTTGGCGTCTGTGAATCATCTATTAGACTCCAAATCCTCACTTGGCCTACCGCACCTGTGGCGGATACTCCAGAAACTACGGCTATAGCGCCTGCGGCAGCGACTACATCCCCTACTGCCCCCGTACCTTCGACACCTGTCGGTACGATAGTTTGGCCCAATCCGATAGTGACTGTACCAATAGCGCCGGTACTTGAAACACCTGTCGGGACAACAACTGCACTACCTGTTGCTGTAACTGTACCAACAAACGCAGTGCCCGAGACGCCAGTGACATCAACATCTGCCCCACCGGTAGCGGTGACCGTGCCAACAGCGCCGGTACCTGAAACGCCCGTAAGAGGAACAGTGACACCCGTTCCTTCGATGACCGTGACTGTACCGACTGCCCCTGTGCCAGAAACACCTGTGACAGAAACATTGGCGTCCGCCGTAACCGTAACCGTACCAACAGCGCCCGTACTTGCGACACCTGTAACATCGACGTTTGCATCTGCTGTGACTGTGACTGTACCGACAGCACTGGTTGCTTCAACGCCTGTGACAAGGACATTAGCATCGGCTGTAACGGTAACCGAACCAATGGCACCAGTTGCCTCAACACCCGTAACCTCAACAGGTATTGCCTCACTCCACGGGCCTTCACCCCAAGTGCCTCTGCCCCAACCGGTAATATCTGCCACATATTACTCGCTATGCGATTCGGATTATTGCGTTAGACGCATCCGCTGTAGGGAACTGAATCGTAAAGTCACCAGCAGTAGATGTCTTGTCGCCGCCAAAAGCCAACGCACAGACAGATGGATCACCTGCCGCAGAATCATTAAAGATCAACGCGCCATTAGCAGTAATTGTGCTAGAGCTGAACGTCAAATCATCAAAGTCGGTAAACGCTGTGGTTCCAGATGTCGTTGGGTCAACACGAGTTAACGCCGCTCCTTTGGCTGTATACCCAGTACCTGACGCTTCGTTAGTCGCTGAGTACGCTGTAGTGCTTGCACCTAAAGTAGCGGAGCTTGTGTATAACGCTAAGTTGAACGTACTACCGCCCGAGTTCTTAAAGTTATGTACAGCTTCCAGAAGCTCTTGCTTGAAAGACGTACACATTGCAGTCGTAATAGCCATTATAGACTCCTAATTATGTCTGCCATGTCTTTATGGCCTTGACGTTCCAGTTCGGCAATCAGCGTCGTTCTGTCGCTTTTGATCGCTTCTTTTATGTAATGCAGAGCCGTAGCCCTAACCGCTTCTTTGAATGCTTCCGCTTGTTGGGCTATTGCTGGGTGACAATTACCCCCAACACTCACAATCCTATCTGCGGCAGACTGCGCCCAAAATTCCGGGTCGTGCCCTTTGTTTTGCGTGGTGGTGACGAGTACGTCCCCTATTTCCATCTGCGGTGCTTGTACTAACATTCAGCTACCTATTGGACTGGAAGGGCAGCTTGCCCAGAGCGGTACGTGTCAGTACGTAGTTTTCCGTCACCCAACACCTTGAGCAGCCCCATAGCAGATATGTACATCTTTTCGTACAACGCAACCATGTCAGGTTCACCTTTCATAAAGCGTATAGCCTCTACCAAAGTGCCGTTTAGCAGAGCAGAATCAAATTCTTCTCCAAGCCACGTAGTGCCTGCTGTAACAATAGACTGCGGGTAGTACCCATAGTGCAACTCCGTGCTGTATGAAACGTCAGGAGTAGGCCCAAGAATAAACGCATCGTCATTAAAGACAGCGTAGTGCTTTGGTAGTCCAGTCGCGGTACTTGTAGGGTACGCTTCGCGTATGAAGTTAACGTCCTTGTTCAACAAGAAGGTGTAGGTGCCGCTGCCATCTATGACTGCCAAGCTGTAAACGTACAGAAAGTCGCTAGGGACAGACAAATACACATTGCTGGCGGTCATAGAACCTGTCACGTTTTTACGTAACGCGGGTATCTGCACGGCGTTGTATATCTTCTGCTCCGCTTGTTCTGTAAACATAGCAAGCTGGTCATCCGTAAAAGAAGTTTCACAGATGTCCTGAACATTTGTTTTTAGCTCGGTATAGTTCATGCTTTACGCCATAGGGCCACGGGCCATAAGTCCTTTTGTAGCAGCGCCTGTACCACGAACCTTGATGCCGGTGGTCTTTACACCAGACATATCAGGCTTAGGTGCGTCCTTAACTTGTTTGATCTTACTGTCTTTTTTCATATCCCGACTCTAAGTTGTGGTTACTGTTACTGTTCCTACCTGACCCGTTGCTACTAAGTCGTTAGGGGTAAGGTTATAGGGGTCATCCCCCACACCCACGGGGTTCCAACCCCACTGTATCTGTCTACTACTATTGGCTCCAGCTTCCCCTAAACTTCTGTCGGGTCTTGGATCTCTAATAGCCTGCGGGTCATCTACTGGAGTTTCGCCCAGCTTTAGCTGCGGCTGATCTGGGTTCCAGCATGAAGGACACGCCTTTAAGTTTGTGTTCTGCCCTTTACGTATTAAGTTCTTTAGCTCTCGTAGCTTATACTGAAACCCGCAAATATCACATTCGGCAATAGCTTTTTGTGCTGATGCAAAACGATTCGACATTGTTACGCTCTACCGATACGGGGTACAAAGCGTGCGGATGTCTTCTCTCTATCTTCTCCCGCTGCCAACCCAAACTGCTCTTCGTAAGCGTCTTTCAGCATAGGAACTCGTGGCATAAGCTCTGGTTCTTTCATAGCAATGTAATAAGCAAGGCCCGCTACCAGACAAGGAAAGAACCTGAAGTTCATATCTGCGGTGTTCACACCCGTCCCTGCGTCCTCTATACGCCGCATACGCCAGTAGTAAAAGATGTAGTCGTCGTTATCTGGAACCGGCCACACGTTGATTTTAGGGGCATCTCGAAGACGTTCTACGAATACTTGAATCGGCCTACCTTGGGTTAACTTGTTAGGTATAGAAGCATATGTGCTAACGCTGATGCGGCTTATAGTTAAATCTGACTGTGTAGCTACATTACCGCTACCTGTGCGGATCTGCTGTTCTAGCAAGTCTATGGTGTCAGCGGGTAGCGTGTACTCAGAAGTACCTTGCGTAAGACTCAACGTGCCTTCGTCAATCGTCCACATGTTGATGCCACGGTTCTGCCACTCAATGGTCATCAGATTCATAGAGCGTCTGGCAGTACGTAGGTCATACCCAGAACGCATTTCACGACCTGCACGCTCCCACGCCTCTTCAGCGATCTCCGTGAAGTCCATATCAAATGCAGTTGTTCCAGATGTAGCCATTGTCTGTTCCTATACGTACAGGGTCTTTTTGCGCCTGTTATTCATTACTGCACCGCAACCCCTGTGGTTTGCGCGTATCTGACCACCAGCTCTTGCCATTCTAACCTTGGCTTTGGGGGTGTTAGACACCACCTGCTGCCCGCTAGCACCAGCCTTTTTCTTCTTACGCGCCGTAGTAGCACGCTCAGACTGACTCAATGACTGCGCCTTAGATCTAGGTAAGCAGCGATCTGGGTTCTTTTTGTTCTTCGACGTGCCGCATTCACCTTTGATCCTGCCATCGGTGCCGATACGAACCCACTGCTGGTCACGCCACTGTTTAAGCTGTCCCATTACTTACTCTTCTTTTTCTTCTTGCTACCCTTCGCATAGCTAGGGTCTTTGCAATACTTAGAAGCTGCCATATTTGCGTAAGCAGACGGGTAGGTGTCAAACGTACGCTTGGCCCACGCTTTCCCTGCCGGACAGATCTTGCCGCCCGACTTCACCTTGCCGCCTGACTTATAGTAGCGTCTCATCGAATCTTCGCTGGACGCACGCCCCTACGAGCGATACCGGCACCGCGAACTTTACCGCCAGCTTTGTAGCCCTTGGTCTTCATAGCGCCACCTTTGGCGTAACCTTTAGATTTCGTCATGCCGCCTTTGGACATGAATCCCATCTTGTTACGGACTTCCTTGGGTAGCTTTTTGAGTCCCGTATTGTCTTCTGGGGCTTTCTTCAGTGGGCCACCGCCAGCT